GTTATAATAGTTTCATTAAAATTACCACTAATTACACAAATTATGAGAATATTTGTATATGATTTTTTAGATAAATTTAACATATCAATAAAGTGTTGTTGTGAATGATTAAAAAATGTTCTTAATTGTCCTGTTATTATTATACATAAATTCATTATAATTATATAAATATTTATATAAATATATATATATATGTCATCTGACAATTCCGATTCTTTAAATAATCAAAATTTTATAGATTTGAGAACAAATGGAAGATTATTCACCCTCTGGGTTTTATCAAACTTTAGAAAATATAAATTAGCCCCAGTTGAAAAACAAACAGGTGCTGATCCTTGCAACTACACTCAAGATGGACAACAATTAGAACTCAGAACTTATCAAAAATTTGTTGCTTCTTTTTTAGACTATAGATCCCCATTCAGAGATATTTTAATCTACCACGGATTAGGTAGTGGTAAAACTGCATCAGCCATCAACATCTACAATGTATTATATAATTATACTCCTGCATGGAATGTATTTTTATTAGTAAAAGCATCTCTTGATGCTACATGGTTAAAAGAATTAAAAACTTTTTTAAGTAAAAGTGATATTGACGGAAGAATGGCAAATATAAAATTCATTCACTATGACTCTCCAAAAGCAGACAGAGATTTTATTCAAGCAATTAAAGAAGCCGATAGTTCTAAAAAACCATTATATATTTTTGATGAAGCTCATAACTTTATCAGAAATGTTTATAATAACTTAACATCTAAAACTGGTAAGAGAGCACAAGTAATATATGATTACATTGTTCAAGAAAAGAAAGAAAATGATCAAGCAAGAGTAATATTAATTTCAGGAACTCCTGCCATTAACTCACCTTATGAATTAGCACTTATCTTTAATTTATTAAGACCTGATACATTTCCCAAGAATGAAAATAAATTCAATGATGTATATATTGGTGGAGGTAATGTAAAATCATTAAATCCAATTACAAAAAATATGTTTCAAAGAAGAATATTAGGATTAGTAAGTTATTATTTAGGAGCAACAAAGGATGTTTTTGCTGAAAAAAGAGTATTGTATAAAGATTTAGTAATGGATCCTTATCAACAAGAAGTATATGAAGTATATGAAGCAATTGAAGCAAAATTAGAAGCAGCAAAAATGAAAGGTCGAACTCAAGATAAAACATATAAGACATATACTCGTCAAGCATGTAATTTTGTATTTCCTGTTATATCAGATAAAGTAAATGGTGAAAGAAGACCAAGACCAAATCAATTTAAAATCCATGATATTGACGGTGCAAATATTTTAGAAGGAAAGACAGAAAAATTAAAAGAACAACTATTAAATAAAGAATATGTTAGAAATGTTGAATTATATTTAGCAACAATCAAAGATTTTGTTACCCAAACTGAAGAATATTTTGATAAGATAAATGCGGAAGATATTAAAAATAAACATACTATCTTAGATGATCTTGAAGTTTTCAAAAAGGAATACAAATATAAATTTGGCGATTTCTTTAAAAATTATACTAAAAAATCAAAATTATTTGACAAATTATATGCGTGTTCATGTAAGTTTGTTGCTTCATTATTTTATGCTCAAAAGAGTAAAGGACCAGTTTTAATTTTCTCCAACTACGTTAAAATGGAAGGATTAGAAGTATATAAATTATATTTAAAATATTTTGGTGTATTAGAATACCAAAAAGCAGGTTCTGAAGATTATAAAAGATTTACAGAATTTACTGGTGATATTAGTCAAGAAGTAAGAACTCAAAATAAAGATCTTTTCAATAAAAAAGAAAATAAAGAAGGAAAACATATAAAATATATTTTATTAGCACCCGCAGGTTCAGAAGGTATTTCATTAATGAATGTCAGACAAATCCATGTATTAGATCCTTATTGGAATGATGTTCGTATTGAACAAGTTATTGGTAGAGGTATCCGTCAATGTTCTCACAAAGATTTACCAATGGAAGATAGACGAGTTGATGTTTATAGATTTAAAGCAGTCAGAAAAAATGAAAGAAAGACTACCGATGAAGATGTAGAAGAATTAGCAAAAGAAAAACAACTTTTAATTGATTCATTTTTAAAATCAGTTAAAGAAGTAGCAGTTGATTGTGAATTATTTAAAGCACATAATATGATTGATGAAAGTTATAATTGTTTCCAATTTAATGAAAAATCATTATTTGATCAATATGTTGGACCCGCTTATAAAGATGATATTGAGTATGATATTAAAATCAACAATGGATTAAATTCTGATAACTCTGAAGTTAAAAGAATTAAAGTTTTTAAAATAGAAGGTGTTGAAAAAATAGGAGAAAATTTATTTGAAAAGAAAAAGAGTTATTGGTATTATAGTGAATCAGGAACAGTATATGATTTTGAACTTGATTTTCCAATTGGAAAAGTTAAATTAATTGACGGCAATCCTGAAAAATTTGATGATGAAACATATATTATTAGTCAAATAATAAATATCCCCAAATTAAAAAATGTAATCTAAAAGAAAATCTTCTTGTCAATTTCAGTTTCATAACATCCAACCTTAAACATTAAGGTTAGTTGGAATGGTCTATAATATGGATGTCTAACATATGAAATACTATCGTTATATACTGTTGTTGCTGTTTGTGTAGAAGTTGTAGATACCATATCTGTTGTTGAATTAGTTGTATCAATATAATTTCCTCCAGTAATTAAATTTCCAAAACTATCACTCAATGTTATTGTAAGTGTTTGAATTGTCCCTAATTTAGCATTCTTAAATATCTTATCAACAAAGTGATTGTCACCATAAAAATAATTTGTTGTAATGTAGTCAGGATATAAATAGTTATATTGATTTTTTCCATTTGTTGAATTTTGTGTATTATCAGTAATTTCATCAATGTTTATCATTAAATAACGATCAGTTGATAAATCAGAAGTTGTATTTACAATGTATCTCTTTGAGATTGTTTGTGCAGAAGTTCCATTAAAAACTAATTCATATGCAATTGAAACACTTGATGAATTTACAACATTGAATTTTGCATTAATATTTGTAGCAGATACCCATGTATACGCTACATATTGTGTTACATAACCAGTTGGTGGAGAATATGATCCCCCAACACTATTAATATAACCTGCAAAATTGTATGTTGAAGTCGCCTTATTTGTATTTATATTTGTTATAACTGCCGCAAGAATTGTTTGTTCATTTGCATCACCAAGTGCTGGAGTTGCACTTGTTGCAGTTGTTAAAGTTAATAAATAATATCTTGGTAAAGTTGCTGTTTCTAATCTTAAATATTTAATATTTTCAAATGCTTTTGGAATTGTTAAATCAGCTGCGACACTATTTGCTACTTTATTACCATTCGCATCTGTTGTATATCCAGCATATGCTGGATTAAACATTACTCTTAATCTAAATGGATTTGGATAAAATGTTACATTTCTATTTGATGAATCAATATTTACAATAAATTCATTTAATACATCCACTTGTGGTTTACTTTCATTTATATTTTTAAATAATACATCAGGTTTATTAAATTTATCTAATGTTGTATATGGTGTGTGAATCATTGTATCTTCATTTTCTTCTCCCAATGATGTGATATTATTGTTATTAATATCAAACTCTCTATTTAAAATTGCATCTGATGTTTTATTTATCATTGCTCTTTGAGGAACATGATCAACATCAGTATCTAATCGATTGTAAGGTGTAGAAGCATAATCAGATGAACGATATACATTAACTGGGTCAATTGGTACACGATCTCTGGCATTTCCATGAGTGAATACATCACCATTTGGGAAATTAACTTGTCCACTATCAACTTGTCTTCTATTCTTATCATATGTAACTTCTTCATCTAATTGATTTTTATCAATTGATTGATAATATGATGAACGATAAGAATCTCTTGGAATCATTGGTACACGGTCTCTTGTAGATGCATGATCGAAAGGAGTTTCATTGTTAGATCCTTCAATTTCTCTAATATTTGTTGATTCTCTTTGATATGCATTTTCAAATGGAGCTCCATTACTAGGATTATTCATTTGGAGATTCCTTTCTGATTTATAATTATTAATTTCAGCATTTGGATATAAATTAAAACGATTATCTCTTGGATCTTTTTGAGGAGCTTTAGGACGGTTATCATCTTGAAATGTTTCTGATCTTCTTCCTCTTTCTTGAATTTTCATTTTATCTTCATCTGATAATAATATATCATATGGTAATGTAGTACTTCTGATACTTGCATTTAAAAATGGCACACTTCCGTGATTATCAATTACTGCTTTGCGTAAATCTTTATATTCATTGTTTATTTCACTTTGGGGATATAAGTTACGTCTATTATCAACACCTTTCATACCCTTACTTTGTTCTTTTAATAATTCATTGGCAGCTTTTAATTTATCAGATGGTTCATTAAGATTTAAATTATTTCTATATAAATCTGCTCTATCAACATAACCGTTTAATCTAATATCTACGTTTGTTTGGCGACTAAACATTGAATCATTTGGCGAGTCTATTTTTTTTAATAAATCAGATACTCCTTTTTCAATTGAATTCAGATTAGTTCTTAAATTATTTGGATTTGAATTGTTTCTGTTTGACATATAATATATAATAAAAATAAATTTATAATATAACAAATTATTTGAATTATTATAAATTTTTATATTTATTAATTTATGAAGGAAACAAATAAAAAAGGAGGAGCACTTAATCATAATTTACGTTGTGCTGCCAATGCAGAATATACTGATGGTTCTTGTTTATCTGTTGATCAGTTAAAATTAATTGCACATTTATATAATAAAGCAATTGACAAGAACAAGATAAAATCCGAAAAAATTAATATAGATAATAGTAATAAAAGTTATTTACTGCAACAATTAGATGAAAAATTAAAGGATTGTAATAATGATCAAAGATGTTGGTTAAAAAAGAAATTCAACAATTCAAATGAAGCACTTAATATGGATGAAATATTCAGACCAATGGGAACAGAAGGAAAAACAGAATGGTTAAGTACAGAAAACATTGATGATGTTATGGAACAAATGGAAAAAAAATTCTCAGATTATTTATTCTTGGGTGCAACACCAATGGACTTTCAAGAAATAAACTACAATGGAATTGCTAAATTAGACTTTGATGATATAATGAAAAATGGTGAAAAATTAAAGAATGTAATGATGGTTCAATATGAACTTAAAAAATTCTATACAAAAAATTTTCAATTAGTTGAAAAATTTAATGAATTTAGAGGTAGACAAAATAAATATCCATTCAGAGAATTTTATAAAGATGTTATTGAAACTCCAAATGATCAGATGCAAACAGCATTACAGAAATTTCCAAATGGTTCTAATTTATATAATGAATTGCTTGGGATAAAAAACAAACAATATCCTATTAAAACAATTGGATTAGTTCCAAATTTAGATAATCATGATCAAAGTGGATCTCACTGGGTTGCAGTATATGCAAATTTAGAAACTGGACAAATATATTATTTTGATTCATATGGATATCGTCCTGAGAAAAGAATAAGAGAACTTGTTAAAAGAATTGCTGAATGGAAATATAAAAAGGATACAGGAAAAGTTGTAAATATAAATGCAGACGAGTATATGAAAAAAGAAGGACCATCAAATGAACTTGAAAAAAAATATGATATTAGATATAGTCAAATAAGAAATCAATATAAAAATTCTGAATGTGGAGTATATTCAATGAATTTTATAATTAGATTATTACATGGTACAAAATTTGATAAAATAATAAGTCAAAAAGTTCCTGATGATACAATAAATGAATGCAGAGAGGTATATTTTAACAATCAAAATATAACACTTGAAAATTATGCAATTGAAGACGATGGTAAGAGAATTAAAATTAAAAAAACTGCAGGATATATTTGTGAATAAATTATTAGATATAGAAAAATATTTTTTTTCTATATACAATATATGGAGGACTCTTATGATAAAATTATAAAATATTTAAAAAAACATCATAAAACATTAGATGATACCTTTAAAATGGTTGTTATAGATTTATTAAATGAAACAAATTTTAATTATTCAATGTTTAAAAAAATATTAAAAGGAGCATATGTTATTATTAATGATAATGGATATTTTTATAAAAAATGGGTAATTTATCATAGAAATAATTTGAAGAAAAATAATAAAAAATTAGAACCAATAATGTCAAGTTCACATCATTCATGTTTAAATCAGTATCGATTAGGTCGTGGAATTATTTATGATTTGAATGATGATATGACGAATGTTTCTGATTTATTAATTGGTACATCATGCTTATATACGAAATCATGTAATAAAAATTCTGATACATGGTTTCAATTAGAAAGATCTAGATTATCAACTATTACAAATACTATTGCCCATATATTTGATTTCATAACATATTCAACTACTGGAAGAAATGTTGGTCCATTTGGTGAATCAGAACATACTGAAAATAATAATCCAATTATATTACAAATTAAAAGAGTCTAAGGAATTATCTATCTTATTTTTTTTACATTTATCACAAAATAATAACTTTTCTGATGTGTATTTATCTGTATATTCTTTTGTAACATATTTACCCGTTATTGCTAAATATAATTCTTCATATATTGTATAATATGAATTACACTCGTCCCATTCTAAACCCTTTTGACATACTGAACAAATTCGACTACCAACATTATAATTTAAAATCCATTTAATTTTTTGAACTGGAGTTTTAATCATAAAAATATCTTTAGGTGGTGTTGATGCTGGTGTATTTGTTGGAGTCGTTGTAGGTGTCAAAAGAGCTTGTTTGTAGCTTTTTGGGGACGAGTGGGTTTTTTCAAAACTTGTCATATTATAACCTAAATTATAAATTAAATTATTTTTAATTTATAACTCATATGATGTATTTTATTGTAAATTCATTAAATTTGATACCTTATTTAATAAATCATTATCATCTGTATTAATTTCTTCGTTTTCGTTTTGTTTATCATCTTTCTTCTCATCTATTATAATTGATGGATTAGAAGAATTCTTACTTTCAACAACCAATGAATTTACAGCATTATTCATGACAATATTAAATTCTAATACGTATGGTTCTTGTGGCATAAATGTTTTCTCATTTAACTTAATTTCAATATCTAATCTTGATATATTTTCTATGTTAACTTCTTTGGTAAATTTATGAATTTTTGCACTTCCAATTAAGAATTCAGCAAATGGTTCATTTACAACATTTTTAATAAATAATTGTACTAATTTATCATTCTTAATATTATATTTCTTTTCAGCAATATGTCTATATTTATCACCAATTATACGATTAAATCCTAACATTGGTAACAAGTTATTTTGATATTCTCTATCATTATATAATTTTAATCTATTTTGTTTTCCAGTCTTAATTACAACCTTTCCTTTCACTAAACTAAAATTAATTTGCCATTTAGTTCCAATCTTATTCATTACTTCTAATAAACCATAAATATCATAATTATTTTCTGGAATTGTCATAACATATACTTTATTTGCATTAATAAATACTTCATCTATATAATTTTCACTATCAGATGTTAATATATCATCATCTGATTCATTGTTAACATTTTGATCATTTTCTGATACGACTGAAAAATATAATTTATTATTATTTGAATTTATATTATGTTCTTCATATGGTATGTTGTAGTTTACTAATTGAATGGCACTTACATTTGTTAATGTATCTTGTAATTGATATGTGAATCTTCCAGAATTTGCTTTAATCATTACTTGTCTTTCATCCATATTTCTTAAATCAACCATACGTCTCATTTTAGCCTCTAAATCTAATTCTTTTTGTTTGAATTTTGTCTCTCTTTCTTGTATAATTTGTTGTTGTTTTTCAAGATCTAATGTCATAGACTGTAATCTAGTTACTTCTCCTAATATTTCATCACGTTTGGCTTGTAATAATCTTATTTTGTCATCAGCATCTGAATTTCCACCACTCATATATTTAATTTGTTGTTTTTGTAAATCTTTAATTTTATCTAATAATAGTTCAATTGTATTTTCATACTCACCTAATTTTGCTTCAACTACATTAGAAAATCCCTCGTTTTGTGGGACTCGTACAGCTTCTCTCTTAATATCCATTGATCTATCGGCTTCCATTTTTTTTCGTTCTCTTTCCATCTCTCTCATTCTATTGATTCTTTGTTGTTCTTCCATTTCTCTTTGTTGTTCTCTTTCACTCTCCTTTTCTCTTTCATTACGATCTTCAAATCTCACTTGTTTTCTATCACCATTTTCCATATTTTCACGATCTTGTTGATACATTGCTAATTTTTTAGCTAATGGAGTATTTTCATCTATATTAAATTTATTTGGATTAATTCCAGTTGTCCATGTATTAACATCAAAATTTCCTTGGTAATTGCTTTCATTTTCATTTAAATTTTCATAGTTCTTTCCATCATCTTTTGTACCAAAATTAAAAGTATCCATTTGTTTACTATTAACATTTGTAGGTAATGCTCTTGCATCTTGAGGTTTTAAAAAGTCTTTTGCATCCATATTGTGTGGTTGTTGTCTTTGTTGTGGCATTCTCCCATCTTGTTTATTTTTAGCATTTTCTCGTGCCATTTTATTTAAATTTGAACCACCATCACCACGTAACTCTGGTGGTGTAGATGGCCGTTTAGTCATATGTGAATTACCATATTCATTTTGTAATTGTTTGTATCTACTATCTAATGTTTCAGCAAAATCTTTTTTCTTTCCACCATTATCTGTTTGAGGTTCATATCTTCCTTGAAATCCTGCTTTTTGTGTAATATTAAAACTATCATTGAAAGATGCAAAATTTGATCCTTTATCATATGCTTGTCTTGAATCTGTTGATCTGGAATCAATAATATTTTTTCTATCTCCCATTAAATTACGATCTCTATCTAAACGACTATCTTGTTGAAAAGTTTCTTGCTTTTTATCTTTATTTAAATCATTATAAATTATTGAAAAACAGTTATTAATAAATTGACGTAATATATTTTTATAATTACTTGCACTTACTCTTGATTGATCAACATTATTAAAAACTTCTGTCATAACTTTAATCATTTTTTTTGTTAATTTAGTTTTTTCTTCAACTCCTAAGTCTAAACTTAATTTTGTAACCAAATTTTTATATATTATGCCAATTATTTTATTATTGATAAATTGTTCTCTCATAATACATTTATCTAAATAATTTTTTATATAATAACTTATTATAAAATGGAGTTCTTTTTAAATCAACTTGCGGATGTCGGTTCTCGCATTACATGGACTGATAAAAAACACCGTAGATTTTTATTCGAAATTAAAGACTTATTTGATTTTAAAGGAGAGATCAACAATAATTGGGGAATGTATTCATTATATATTCATTCTAATGGTAGAACTATTAGAGATTTTATTGATAGATTAGTTCAACATGGTATCAATATTGATAGTGCTGATCGTAGTCTAATTGCATTTCCAAATCCATTTCAATTTAATATAATTTTTAATGGTGATAAAAATAGTAATCAACCAGTTATTCAAAGAAAATATAAAGATATTAAATATTTAAAATTAGAAACTGTTACTTTACCGAATAATTATACTATTAAACAAACAGCATTGGCGAGAGATGCTGATTATACAACAATAAATACATATTATGGCATTAACTATCCATATTTAGCCAATAACGATGTACATACAATCACTTTATCAGCAAGTACTGTTACAATACGTGTTGTTAGTATATATGTTAGTGGTTCTAGTTGGACTATAAATTATATTATAAATGATGATTCAGCATTAGTATATGAAATGAACCAAGGTACAACATATAATAAATATAATATTGATACATCAATAACAATTATTGGTGATAGATTATTTTATATTTATATTCCTGAAATAACCAATAACGTATATACAACTAATTCAGATAAAGTAACATTTATTGGTACATGTATTGGTACAAATACTTATACTGTTTTAAATAATATATATCCACCATTTATTTTTTATAAAGATTCTATTTTACAAAATGCCCTCAAATATACTGTTAAAATAACAGATAGATATGGAAATCAATATGTAACAAATAATTTAGATACACGTGCAAATACTGATGTTTGTAATTGTCAGACATCAACAGATTATTCTTGTAGATGTACATATATTAGAAATCCATATTATATCAAATTACAAGTATCATTACAATTTAAATTTGGTATATTTGAAGATGATTTATACAAAGATTTATTACACGTTCATCCAAGACAATAAATATAAAAAGATATTTATATATTTTTATAATGAGCAATGATGAAATATTTTCAAATGTTAATTTTTTAAAAGAATTAAATAAATTATATGGATTAAATGAAATACCAAATTGTAAAATTATTCCAATGGGTTATAGATGTAGTAGTTCTGAAATTATTAGAATATTAAATTTAAAAAAAGAAAGTTATCCGTTTGATTGGACAATTTCAAAATTATCAACTATTAAAGATTGTATTTTAAATGATTTTAAAGAATTTCTTAATCTAGAAAATTATATTAAAAAAGAAATGAATAATTATAATGTAATTGATGATATTTCGTTATTAATTGGTGGTGGTAATTATATTATTAATACACATTATAATACAATTGATAAAATAACAGATAATTTTAATACATATGATTCAAAATTATTATTAGTTCATCATAATATATTTAAAACAGAAGATTATGAATATTATAAAAGATGTATTGAAAGATTCAAAAATGTTCTAAAGTCTGATGATAAAAAATTATATTTATATATAAATCAAATTATTGGTATAAATCAATATAATCAAACAAAAGATGACATTATTACAGAATTTATAAATTTTAATGAATTTATTAAAACAATAAGTAATAATATTAATGGAATATTCTTTATTCTAGTAAAAACAGATACACTATATTGTAATTTACAACATCTTAACTCAAATCCATTTATATATGTTGTAATGACTAATAACCAATTTTTGGACACAGGAGAAATTTTTTATGGTGATCCTTTTAAAGAAATTAAATTAATTATTCAGACAATTAAAAGTCATTTATAAAATAATTTTATTCACACTATCATACCATTTATACGGATCAATTGTACGATAGTTTTGAAACAAGATTATAATTTCTTGTTCCTTCTCCGGAGAAATCAATTTCATTTTTCTAAAAATATCATACCTTTCTGATAGAAGTTTTTGTAGAACTGTCATAATTTCATCAGGAATTGATGATTCATTATAATATTTATTATGAAACATTAAAATCTCACCTTTCAACTTACGCCTATAATTTACATGGTGCATATTTAGAATATTTCCATACTCTTTCAGAAAATATTGCTTAATCAATATATCCATTCCAGCATGAGTTCCAACAATTTGTAATATCTCTTCACGAGTATACAAAATGAAATTCAAGAAATCTCCATTCTTATCATAAAATGGTTTATACTTATTTAGATCCAACATACAACTTGCATTACCATATGATACATCAAAGAGAATTTTCTTTTTAAACAACTCATTGTTTTCAGTCTTATCAAATATTTTTTTGAACAAATCATTTGTGTTATATCCAGTAAATTCTTGTAAAATTAATTTTCCTCCTTGCAATATAGTCTGTTCAGTAATCATCTCTAGAAACCAATCATCTGTAGGAATATTATTATGAGGGAGATGTCTAAATTGTTCTGCTACTATTTGATGATGTTCAAATTTCATCTCAAAAATAAGAATTTCAATTCTATTATCATCAGTTACCCATCGATGAAATCCAGATGTGTTATCATATTTGTATCCTCGTTTAGAAAAATACTCCATCATTATAGGTATCTTTATACTGAATTGAGGATCAAAATGTATCATACGAATTGACTTTCTAGTTCCATTAATAATATCAGTCATAAAGACAGGAATAACTTGATCCCATAATGTCATCTCTTTCTCTGGTAGTTTGTCAATATCATCGTGATGAGGACAAGTTCCAATTCCAATGTAAGTCATGTCTTTTGCATTTGTAGACGTATATTCTAAAATTGTAGATAGAATCATTTCTGATGGCAGTTCGGATGAAGATGCCATGGTGAATTTAATTTGAATATATAAATATATATATAAATGTAATTTCAATTTTTTTATCAATAAAAAAATTAGTGTGAGCAAAGCGAGAGAACAATTATTCCGTATCAATAAACCCACTATTTGGTTTACTTACAACAAACTCCGCTTTTGGTTTCTTCTTACTATCATATGCATCTTTGAATTTTTGTGCTTCTTCCTTATTTGCCTTATAATATAAAATAGTATCCCATGTCTTCTTTAACTTTGGTAGTGCCTCAGCAAAATATTTATCATCACGATATATACTAATATTATGAGATGATACTACTCTGAAAAACAGAGGTTGATCAAATTTATAATCAGTTGCAAGAGGTGATGACGGAAACTTCTCTTTTTCAGATTGTATCCACGCTAATATTTGATCTCTGTCCATATTTAATGATGGGGGATATAGATATTTACTGTAAAATACTTTTGAATCATATTTCTCCTTTTGAACCCACTTCTTCGGTAATAACTGAATTACAGCATTTCTACCAAAATTTGGATTTATTTTTAGTTGTTCATTTTGGTTTTCTGTGTGATTTGGAATATAATTATCATTTAAAAATTCATCTTCGCATGTATATTCTCTAATTGTCGCTTGGATAAAATCACATCTCTTCAAGTTACAACATTGTAACTGTAATTGAACTTGCATGTAATAATAATCAGGACATATTCCATTTATAATTTCACCTGATGTATTAATCGGTCTCGAATATGGACACTTAATTTCAAGCATAGTTCCTAAAAGTGGAGATCCGCGTGTTCCATCTAATCTATAAGAACTACAAATACCATCTGGACTGGCACCAATAAAATTATATTGTGGATGTTGGAGTAATCCAAATTCACCAATCTTTACATTATAAATATGCTCATATAACATTGTAATAATATGTTCATACTTTTTACCATGATGAACCATTTTATTTTCACTAAATACACGACCAAATAATTTTTCATATATGTAATCTTCCATTGTTCCATACTTACCTTTCTTTTCATAATCAATTGCTTGGAAAGCAGATGATGCTGTAATCATATTATTACGCATATCAAACCATGCTTTACTCTTTTGTTCAGGTTGTGGTAGATTCATTAAATACTCATAATATTCTTCCAGTCTATCATACTCTTCATCTTCTGGAGTTTTTTCAACAACTGGTTTCTTGTAGTATATCATTTCTCCCTCCAATAAATTATTCATGATTGAAATAATTTGTTGTTTATTTATTTTAATATCATGGTGTTCTTGTAGACTTATATGAGCATACTCCACTAATTCGTCGAAGTCGTCTTTTGTTAAAAATTCTAAATTATTCTCCTCAATATAAATATCTATTAATTCATCGATATCTTTTTTGTAATCACCCATTGTATATAAATATTGTTTAATCTTTATATAAAAGAAGCATAAATCAATTTTTATTTAGATTTTTTATTAAAATCTAAATAAAAATTAGTGTGAGTAAAACGAGAGAACAATTTTTATTAGTGTTGGTTTTTACCTTAAAATAATCTTTATAATACAACCTTTCTTTTCGTCATATTCAACATTTTTAGCAATTAACTTTTTTTCATACAAATACTTCTTATACTCTTTTTCATCTAATTTATTATTTCTACAAAATTCAATCACCTTCATTTCACGATGAAAATAAGGTAACTTGCTCCATGGTCTCTTAAACATATTTTCAACAAGGTTATCCATCATACTTTTCTTTATCTCCTTTTTAAATACCATCTTCTGTGATTCATCTTGAATAACAACATCAATATTAGGATAATCTACTTTAATTGCATTGATACGATCATCAATCATTCTATTTGTTACTCCATTAATATAGCTCATCTTATACTATATATATTCTTTTAGTCTTATATGTTTTTTCTACAATTTTTTTGATTAAAAATTGAAAACTAAACTTGTTGAAATTTTTAAATAATAAAATAAAATGGAACAAAAAATTGAAGAAAGAATAAAAAGATTTCAAGAATTACATAATAATAAATGGTTTCATATTATGAATTGGAATCTTGATGTTATGATGTCGTGTGATAAAAAAAATAAATATAATTTAATAAAATTTGGAAGTTGTTTTTATTTTGATTACACCTCTGAATGATGAGTATTAGAATCATCTCTACATACAGGACATTTATAACTACATTCAGTTAACCAATGATCAATACAATCTAAATGAAATCCATGGGTACAATTTAATATTCGTACATTTGATGTTTTTTCATAATCATCTAAACAAATTGGACATTCCTTATACTTTTCTTTATCTAAATCTTGCCAACTTTTAATAGGTAATTTATCCAATTCTTCTTTATTTATTACAATTTTTATATCGTTCATTGGTGGTGTTTGGATTTGTATATTATCATTTATATTATTTAATAAATTCATAGTCATTTGCATACTTTGAAATACATAATACTGTAATTGATTATTAGGTTGTAATTCTACAAATTGTGGAGGTATTGTAAAATTTAATACTACATTATTAAGATGATTTGGATTATTTAATAAATTTTCTAATATTAATAAAGATTGATCGGCTGTAATCATATAATCTTCATTTTCTTCCTCATTTTCTTCTTCATTTTCTTCTTCATTTTCTTCCTCATTTTCTTCTTCTTCCTCATTTGCATTTAATATATTATTAATTTCTTGAGTAAGATTAATTGGATTAATTATATTTTCAAGAACATCACAAACTTGAGTATATCTTAAATCATATTCCAAATAAATATAATCTTTTCTTTGCCACAAATAATACTGTAATGCTCTTTTAATTTCAATATTAGAATATTCATTTTCTCTAAAAAATGAATATATTTCTTTTAATATTAATTTAATATCTTTTTTATCATAAAATGAATAAAAAATATTCTCGACTAAATCATTTGTAATTAAATTATTTTCAGACATATAATACAATTATATTCAAAATTTTTTATATAAACAAAATTATGGAAAGTGTAATAAAATTTTTTGATAGAAAAATAATCGAGATGGTATCTATCTTTATTGGTATATATATTGTTTTATATTTATTAAAGATAGACGTATATTTGATAACAACTATTATATTATTTGGATTATATTTTTATTACCGTTATGATGAACGTGTAAAGGAAAAAGAAATTATTTTAAATAGAAAAAAAGAACCATTTAAGAATGAAATTCCATCTGTTATTAATAAATATGATAATATTCTAAATTTTCTATATTTTATTAGTGATTTTAAACAATATAATGAACAAATATATGATGATATTCTTATCAATTTAAATGATTTTTTTACATTATATGAAGATTATCAAGTTATTCCTGATAATAAAAAAAAATTGATGGATGATGTTATATTTGATACGAAAAATAAAATATTAGATGGATTATCATCATTGATTTATAGTTTTAATAATAGTCCAATACTACGTAAAAAATTGGAAAAATCAGTTGATATGTTAAATAACATATTAAATGAATACATAAATAGCTTAAATATAAAAATAAATAGTATAGAAGGATTTAATAATTATTGACGAATACTCTCTTATCTGCTCCAAAATATGGTATTCTAACAAAATTATTAAATATAAACATGACTATTGATATGATTAAAAATCCAGTACCTAAAAATAAAATTCTATTTTCTTTAAATAATATTGATAATAAATTCACAATTGTAAGTTTATTATCTTTAAATAACCCCAATAATTCATCATATGTTTCAAGTAATGCTTTTAATGAAAATGTTGTCAATTGTTGTAATGTTAAATTTAATACACTTGTTGGTAATCTTCTTCCTTTAATAGAATCAATAGTTTCTGATATATTATTAAATAATCTTGAACTATTTATATCTCCGCCACGTCTAGGCGATGATATTGGAGATGATCTAATTTTTCCTTGTTTAGGTGTTCTCTTGGGTGTTCTTCTAGGTGTGCTTTTAGGTGTACTCTTGGGGGTTCTCTTAGGTGTAGTTTTTGCTTTTCCTTGTTTGGGTGTTCTCTTGGGTGTAGTTTTTGCTTTTCCTTGTTTGGGTGTTCTCTTGGGTGTAGTTTTTGCTTTTCCTTGTTTGGGTGTTCTCTTGGGTGTAGTTTTTGCTTTTCCTTGTTTGGGTGTTCTTTTGGGAGTAGTTTTTGCTTTTCCTTGTTTGGGTGTTCTCTTAGGGGTTCTCTTAGGTGTTGTCTTTGCTTTACCTTGTTTGGGTGTTCTCTTAGGTGTTGTCTTTGCTTTTCCTTGTTTGGGAGTTCTCTTAGGTGTTGTCTTTGCTTTACCTTGTTTGGGTGTTCTCTTAGGTGTTGTCTTTGCTTTACCTTGTTTGGGTGTTCTCTTAGGTGTTG